CGCCATCAAGCAGCGGCACAATCATCCCAAATCATCGCTTAGGCGGTAGTGGTGGTGGATCGACCTATAACATCACCGTCAATGGAGCAATCGATCCAGAAGGTACAGCGCGCACCATTATCAACATTTTGAACAATTCAAGCTATCGTGGCACATTGGGCGCAGGAGCGTTTGCATCGTGACCTTGTGGCAGCCTGAATGGAAAATTCTGATTGACGAAATTGATTACAGCTCATCCACGCTGGCAAATCTCAACATCACTTCAGGGCGCACATCAATCTATGAACAACCTGTGGCCGGATACGGTTATGTAGAACTCATCAATTTTGACAATGAAAACTATCCATTTACCGTCGGTGCAGACATTTTGATTTCGATTAAGAATTCTGCCGGCACTTATGTCAATTTGTATGGCGGCTTTATCTCAGACCTTGAAATTTCGGTGCAATCATCCGGATCTATTGGCTATGTCACCACAGCTCGCATCACAGCTCTTGGCGCATTATCAAAGCTTGCCCGGGCTAACTGGGAAGACGCACTCGCCAAAGCTTACGACGGCACACAGATTTACAACATTTTATCTGATCTACTTTTAAATAACTGGAATGAAGTTGCACCGGCTTTGACTTGGGCAAATTATTATCCAACGACAACATGGGCAAATGCTGAAAATGTTGGACTAGGTGAGATTGATACGCCTGGGCAATACGAAATGATTGCTCGATCTGCCGATCCTGTTTCAAGCTATACGATAGCTTCACAAATTGCAGAATCCGGACTTGGTTATTTATACGAGGATTCATCCGGTCGGATTGGTTATGCCGATGCTGTCCATAGACAGAATTACCTTGCAGCTAACGGATACACGACAATCTCGGCAAATCAAGCCATTGGCGTGGGCTTGCGCTCGGTGACACGATCCGGCGATGTGCGAAATTTCATCACTTTGAATTATAAAAACAACTCAACACTTAATCGAAGTGATCTGGCTTCCATCTCAGAATACGGCAAATTTGCAGAAATCTTTGACACCAATCTTCATGATGCCACACAAGCCGGATTGGTTGCCGATCGACGCTTACAGCTAAAGGCTTATCCGCAAGCATTTTTTGACTCGATTGAATTCCCATTGGGATCACCGGAAATTGACGACAGCGATCGAGATGCGTTGCTCACCATTTTCATGGGATTGCCTTTACAGATTGAAAATCTACCGGCAAACATCGTCGATTCGGTATTTCAGGGCTATGTTGAGGGCTGGACTTTTAGAGCTTCTTACAATGCCTTGTCGGTAGTTATCAACGCTTCACCAATTGAATTCTCACAAGTGACACTCCGATGGAATCAGGTGTCGGCTAGTGAGTATTGGAATACACTCAGCCCTACTCTTACATGGGAAAAAGCAACAGGATCGGTGGCATAAATGGCGACGACAACAACAAACTTTAGTTTTCCAATTCCACAATCAACGGATTTGGTCAAGGATGGTGCAACGGCGATTGCCGCTCTTGGCACATCCGTGGACACGCAATTTGTTGATCTCAAAGGTGGGACAACAGGCCAAATGCTTGTGAAGGCATCAAACACAGACCTTGATTATTCTTGGACAACACCGGAAATTGGTGACATAACAGCGGTCACAGCTGGCACAGGTATTTCAGGCGGTGGCACAACAGGTGCGGTTACAGTTACGAATTCAATGGCAACAGCGATTGATGCAAAAGGTGATTTGATTGTAGGCACAGGTGCAGATGCTTTTTCACGGCTGGCGGTTGGCGCAAACGATTTAATTGTTACCGCTGCGAGTGGTGAGGCAACTGGATTAAAATACGCAGGTGCTTGGACAACTTGGTCACCGACAGTAAACAACGTAACTATTGGAAACGGCACTTTAACGGCACGTTATGCGCAAACAGGGAAAGTAGTAACTTTTAGTCTTACTTTTACGTTGGGAACAACTAGTGCCATTTTAGGAAGTCCTAATTTTGCGTTACCAAGCACACCAAATAGTAACTTTTCATCTTTTTGTAATTTACTAGATGCAGGTACGGCGGTTTATTTCGCCAATGGTTATTACCAATCCGGTGGCGTATTTCTTGATGTATTAAACGCAAGCGGTACTTATGTTGGTGCCTCAGCATTTTCGGCGACGGTACCTTTTGTTTGGACAACAAGCGATAAAATTATCGTTAACGGAACTTACGAGGTGGCATAATGTTTATTTTCAATCCAATGTTTCCAGATGCAACAAACGAGCAAAAGTGGGAACAAATAAAACTTTGGCGAAATGGTGAATTGGCTCGCACCGATTGGACAATGCACACAGATGCTCCAACGGACAAAATAGCTTGGGCAACTTACCGTCAAGCCTTGAGAGATTTGCCAGCACAAGGCGGCAAGGCTGAAGATGCAGAATTTCCAACCTCGCCATGAGTAACTATCCAGAAGGCACAATTCAACGCTTTATTGAAATTGCCGCAGCTGAATTAGGCACGATTGAAGAAGGCAACAATCTTACGAAGTACGGCAAATTTACAGGTTTTGATGGTCAGCCGTGGTGCGGATCTTTTGTTAATTGGTGTGCTGCCCAAGCTGGAATAAAAATGCATTCCGTTGTTTCAACAGCTGTTGGAGCTCATAAATTTAAAGAGATCAGTCGGTGGTCAAACATGCCACAAATCGGTCGCCTAGCATTCATGGATTTTCCACATGACGGCGTAGATCGCATCTCACACATTGGCATTGTTGTCAAGCTTCTCGACAATCATCAAGTGCTGACGATTGAAGGCAATACATCAGGCACAGGCGATCAGCGCAACGGCGGCATGGTCATGCTCAAAGTTCGCAATTACGGTGAAGGCAAGGAAATTGTTGGATTTGGATTTCCAAAATTTGTGCCACACAAAAGTGAATTCCAAGATTTTGAAATTCCAACAACAGGGATCGCTCAAAAGAAAGAAGGCAAAAAATGGATAAAGCCAAAGAAGTAGCAGCATCATGGGCACGGTCATTCTTGGCCGCAGCTTTGACTCTCTACATGGCCGGAGTCACAGATCCGAAAACTTTACTCATGGCTGGCGTTGCAGCTGTCGCACCGGTCATCTTGCGCTGGTTAAATCCAAATGACAAAAGTTTCGGAGTTACTGGGGAATGAGTCCGAATGAATGGACGGCCGTCATTACATGCTGCATTGGTGTAGTGGCTGCCGTCTATTCGGGAGTACGCATTATGGTCAGATCGGTCATGCGTGAGTTTTCTCCCAATGGTGGCTCCAGCTTGAAAGATCAGGTCAATAGAATCGAATTGCGACTTGACGCTCTTTACTCAAAATTGATTGACTAGCCTTTACAATTATGCTATGGCCCAAAAACGAAAGTCATCAAGGCGCGTAGCTACGGTTCGAGAAGATAACTACACAGCTCTCGAACAATACGCCATCGCTCTCAATGAGTATTACAAAGCATTGAGAAAGGCTGGTTTTTCGGTCGAATTAGCACTCGGCATTTTGAGTGACAAAGATTCTTATCCGGGATGGATCTTGCCCGAGCCGGTGGATCCTAATAAAATCGGCTCAACGGAATACGAAGACGACGACGAATGAAAAAAATAGTGGTCGTGTCCGATCTTCAAGTGCCCTTTGAAGATCGTAGAGCCACCACCAATCTTGCTAAATTCATCAAAGCTTTTAAGACGGATGAAGTCATAACAATTGGCGATGAAATAGATTTTAACACCATCTCAAAATGGAGTCGTGGCCTTAGCGAAGAGCATGAGCCTACAATTGGCCGCGATCGCGATCGATGCGTCGAGCTACTCTGGGAGCTCACAAGGCATGTGCCAGAGGCCAACATGGTCAGAAGCAATCACACCGACAGATTGTTCAACTCAATTGCGAGCCGTCTGCCAGCATTGCTAGGTGCTCCAGAGCTTAAATACGAAAACTTCATGAAGCTAGATGAATTAGGCATCAATTTTCATCGTAAGCCTTATGCCATTGAAGGAACAAACTGGATAGCAATCCACGGTGATGAGCAAGGTACGACACCAAATGCCGGAGCATCGGCGTTGAGAGCTGCAAGGCTCCACGGTAAATCCGTCGTACAAGGCCACACGCATCGTCTGGGCATCTCAACTTTTACCGAATCCAGCGGATACAAAATGGGCCGGACATTGTGGGGAATGGAAGTCGGTAATCTCATGAGGTTTTCAGCTGCAAAATACACAAAGGGCACAGCCAATTGGACTCAGGGCTTTGGCATCTTACGCGTTGAAGGTAGCAAGGTCAGTCCTCAAATTGTGCCGATCGAAAGAGACGGATCCTTTATCGTGGACGGCAAGGTTTTCGGATAGCGACACGCCGAATTTTGAGCGTAGTTCTTGCATTTGTCA